GAATCACTGATAGTCATATGCTTATCTTCGAGTTGAATATTTGATGTATCAAATAGATTGATTACAGACAAAAATTCAGATAAATCGTAGATACCAACTTCACGATCAAATGTTTCTGGTACAGTAGCCTGAGCTAAAACATTCTTGGCTTCAGACATAGTCATAATAGAATTACCTGGTCGAATAACCAGATTAGGATTAATGCCAGAATAGTTTTTCAATAAATTCATAGTAAATGTGGACAATTCCATATTAGCTTCCTTTTAGCTTACTAAAGTTTTTCTCTTTGTAAAATTCCAATTTGCTTTGGAACTTGCCATCGAGAATATCACCTTTATGACTAATCACAAAGATATTCGTATCATCATCAAGCGTATGAATAATTTTCATTAAATTATCTACACCTTCATAGTCTAGCGATGAATCAAACGTTTCGTCAAGTATCAATAAATTAGTTGATACAGAATTTTTCATTTTGGCGATATGACGCCATGTAAAGAGTAATGCCAAATCAATACGCTGCTTTTCACCTTCAGAAAAAGAATCGTAAGAGAAGTTATCTCTATGCCTTGATCTAATTGTTTCTGAGAATGATTCGTCTAAATTGAATGAGACGAAGAAGTCAAGCACTTGTAAATATTGGTTGACGAGTTTATTTATAACCGGTAAATACTGCTTTATGATTTTTGTCTTAATACCAGTATCCTTAAGCATTTCAAGTATAATAGTATTATACGACAAAGATTCGTTTAAGTACAATCTTTTTTCGAATAAATCATCTTTTAATTTTTTAAGAGTCTCTAGCTCTTCACGCGATTTACTTAAATCTCCACTAGATCCCCGAATCTGTTCGATCGAACTATTGATAGATTTAATTTGTTCTTGTAACCGACCAATCGCTTTGTTGTTAGAAGTAATAATAGAGGTTTTATCTCTAATTTCGCCTGCGGTATCTGTGAGCCGTTCAATAGCTGATTCCACAATAACCGACTTTTCACTGACATCACGTACGGCACTATTGAGTTCTGTAGCTTTTTCTTTAGCGGTTGCCAACTTAGAGTCTCTAACTTCCGAACCAATATCTTGGGTACATGTGGGGCATGTATCATTTTCTTCGTAGAACTTTGTTTCTTTGACCAGTGTTTTGATTTTTTGATTGAACTCGGCTTGGTAGTGTAAGAGACTTTGCCGTTTGTCGTGGTTTTCTTTGAGGCTTTCTTGCAAGCCATCTGACCTTTCTTCGATCTCAGCTGATAATGAAACATTTTCACATTGAAGGGTATTAATTTCTTCTTGTGCATTGCTGATGTCTGCTTCTTTACTATTGATTTGCTCAACTGATAAGGCCTCCACTTCTTTGATGTATTTATTCTGGAGATCTAGTTTTTCTTTATTTAATTCTGCATCATAGTCGACACTCTTAAGATCGTCTTTTAAAATACTATTTTTCTCTTTTAATATCTGATTCATTTTAGAAAAGACATTAATGTCCAGAAGATCCTCGATAACATCTCGCCTATGCTGAGCCGGGAGCTGCATGAAGGGAATAAAGGAGGATGATCCAAGCACAACAATTTGGTGAAAGCTTTTGTGATTAAGCTTGATAATGTTTTGCTCGAGAATCTTCTGGTACTCTTTGGCATGCGACGATTGGTTTATCATCGAGCCGTCTTTCCAAATCTCAAATTTATTTGGCTTGATGCCACGTACTACTTTAAGATTTGAACCTGATACAGTAAACTCAATCTCGACTACACAATCTTTATTATTGATCGTATTAACGAGTTGTGGTTTACTAATATTTCTGTGTGCTTTGCCAAACAAAGCAAATGCCAATGCATCAAGCATTGTTGACTTACCAGCTCCGTTATGCCCAACTACAAGTGTAGTCTTAGTAGACAATAGATCAATGGTAGTCCAAGAATTACCGGTTGAAAGGAAATTCTTGTAACGAATAGTTTTAAATATAATCATGCAATTTCTAGCGACTGCGCCTCAATCATTAACTCATGCATTTTATTCTTAATAAGATCTTTATCGAGATCCGTATCAACATTATCAACATAAGTATTCAGCAGCGTAGTCGTATCCTCCAAAGATATGCCTTCGTCTTCTACACTCGAACCAATGAACTCACTAAAATTTTCGGCTATTTTTAATTCGTGTATTTTCTTATTCTGTATTCTATCAACAAATCGGTCAAATGTAAACTGGTTAGTTTTATTAATTACAACTATTTTTACAAATTTATTATCTAGCTGAGATAGATCATAATCCATATAATCACGATTGCTGTCATCATATCTGATACGATGGAACAAAGTATGAGGATTAAGAACAGGAGTAAGTTCCCTAGTATCTGTGTCAAGAATGTGAAAATACTTTTTATCATGTGCATCATTCCAGAAAAACTCCATCTGAGAACCTAAGTAATGCACATTGTCCTTATGAGATTTAGTATGAAAATGACCACTTAAAACTATTTCAAACTTATTAAACATAGAAGCATCCATTCCATGCGGACTATCCATGCCTTTAAATAGTTCAAAACCTTTTAATTCCAAATGACCACCTAATATATCGGCTTTGCAATTTTCAACAAAACTTAATGATTCGGCTTCATTTGCCGGTGATAACCACGGTAGAAGAGCCATCTTCATACCATCGTAATCCATAACTGTCGGCTTATGAACGATATTAACTTCATTCATATAATGACCTAATAGCTCTTTTAAACTATTTAAATCATTTGTATTTTTGTAGTATGTATCATGGTTACCACAAATGATATCCATAGTAATGCCATGGTCTCTTAACGGTTTAAGAAAGTGATGGCGGTTACGGTTAAGAGCACGGAAGTTGATAAACTTCCGGTTATCGTAGTAATCACCAAGATGCACAATATGCTTAATATTATGTTCCAAAAGATAAGGAAACAATACATCGCTATAAAATTTTTCTGCATTATCGAGAAATATGTCAGAACTATTGCGGATACCACAGTGAGTGTCATTGAGAATGCATACCTTCATTCAAAAAAATCCTGTAAATCTGAATCAACTTTTATAATCCTTTTCTTTCTGCTTTTCTCTTTCTTAGCAAATTCCGTAAATTCAGTATCTTTTTCTTTTACTTTATCAATACGATCTTTGAGTGTATCGATAAATGAGTTAATAACATTATTCGCTGCGGCATCTTCTGAGTTACCAATAATATATTGTTCGATACCACTTTCAGAAAGATATTTTAGTTTGACATCTTGCTGTTTCTTTTCTTTTGCAATACGGCGAAGAAATGCATACCAACTAATCTGTGTGAAATACGCAAATGCGTTAGGATTACCGGTACGTGTAGCAGCTTCGATATTATAGTTCTCTATAGCTTTCAGGCAGTTTTCGACAGCGTCCATAACCATTTCTTCACGATACGTATAACGAATAAAGTTAGATTTATGAGATAAACCTTCAGCAATTTTTAGAAAGCAAGATGCAATATAATCAGGAATAATTGGTAATGCGTCATCAGTCTCTTTACAGTCTTTTACTTCTTTACAATATTCAACCACTGCCTGAGAAAACTCTTTATTGTTTACGTAGTGAATACTTTTTCTTTTAGTTTTAGCCATAACAAAATTTTTCCTTGATTTAATATATTCTAACACATGTCAATAACATTGTACACTAAAAAAAATATTTATTTTATGCGTTTTATGGGTTTACAAACCCGGAGAACAGTGTATAATAAAAGAGTAGCTTTTAAGGAGAGGATAGTATACTAGTGAAACTTATTCTTGTCTATACCAGGAAACATTAGAATATTATCGCCTTCGCTATCATCTAGATCTAGATCCAACCCATCAAGATACTTTTTAATCTTTTCTACTCGATCTGATAGTAAGTCATTAAGATCTTCATCATCAACGCGCTCTTGATCATCTTGAGCATTATTCAAGATAGAAACTTTATATTGCTCTATAATTTCTGCAGAAGGCAATGCTGTAATAATGATTTGCTCAGAATTTAAACTAGAGACTTGTTCTTCTCCGTATTGAAAAGAAAGATATGGTTTTATAGAATAGACTCTAACGCCTTTCTGTATATGATCATATTTATCAATCTCGTAAATATGTCTTACTACAACTTCAGATGTATTTTCATCATCCCATTGCAAAACTTCGCAAAGCACTTCAGCACCAGAAGTAAGCCTAAACTGTCTTATACGATCATTTTTCATATATCTACCTTTATCACTTTAAATTTAAACTGTTCTTTTTCATAAATCTTAACACGTTCTGCCGAATGCATCAATGTAAAATTGTTACGTTTTTTCCAATGTAAATCATCAGCTACATCATAGAGCGTAGTAGTCTGTCCATTATCTGATTTCCGTAAACCTCGCCCAATCGATTGTAGGACTTTGATTTGTGATTTCGAGGGACTTGCAAATATAATATTATGCAGGTTCCGTATGTTAATACCAGTACTGAAAGTACCAAGACTAGCGACAATGATAGCATCTTTTTGGCCTTCTACAATTTTTCTTATAGCTTCGCGATCAGATGTAGCTACTTCACCAGATACAAAGAATACTTTTCTTTCTTCTTTGCTTTTACTATTTATCATTTCAAATAGGGGTTTTCCATGAGCATCCACACGATTGAATAATACCAAAGTGTTTCCGTTAGCATCAATAGCCAAATTACAAATGAGCCTGTTACGAGCATCGTTTCCAATGATAAAATCGATTTCATCTTGATAAGTTTGTTTTCCAAAATTCTTCCTCACTTCTTCTGAATAGTTGAGTAAAAGAACCTTTATATCAAGGGGTGCTAAGGTATCATTATCTTGCAGTTCTTTTGTGGTTGTTACTTTATATGTAGGACCGAATAAACCTTCAAGCACGAGTTTATGAGTCTGTGTTCCATCTAAAGTTCCAGTTGTTCCGAATCTATATTTAGCTTCAG